CGCCAATAGCAGACAGATCAGGCACCTGATAGACACCAGCTGCTTTAAGCAGGCGATCTAGGTCTTGTGTACTGAGCACGAAACAAACGTCCTCAGAGGGCAGTGTGAGAGACTTCTCGGGAGGGGTGATGATGACATTGGGATCAGCAAAGAAATACTTTGATCGTGACTTTCCTTCCCGGACCACAACATAACTCTCATTAGTAAAGTCAAGATCAGGAACAGTCCTGTGTAGTTGCATTCCGTTTAGGAACTGATTCAGATCATAGATACCAAAGTCTTTGGGGAACTCTTCGTCAATAGTTGCTTCTGCAAGAATGTTCTTCATCACACTGATAGTGCGAAGTGAATTGCCTTCCTTGAACAACAAAGACTGATTAATGTTACTGAAATTTTTAAGCAGTGAGAGAGTTGAATCAGAAAGTTTCATACGGTTGGGGGTTGTCATTACAGAGACCAGAGAAGTGGTATAGAAGAATGCAATAGTGAATTGCTTTTAGGATGTCCTGTTTGGACTTCCCATCTTTCTTACCGAAGCGAGAAAGATATTTGATGGCATTAGAGCGGCAGAAAGGTTCTGCATCACCAATACCTTCAATGAGATCAAGAGTCTGAGTCTTCGACTCTTTTGAAGTATAGTGGGAACGGTAGGTCATTCCCAGATAATCACGAACTTCTTTAAGGATTACATCTTCATTGTACTTCCATCGTTTGTTTGCGTTATCAGTTGTTGGAAGATCAGGAATTTCTAGATCAAAACAAATAGTGTCTTCACTATAAGAAGAGGGAAAGACTTGACCAGCAGCTACCGGTCCATGTGCATCATAGTTGTATTCAAAGATGTTGGAAGCAGTGTCAGTGATGGGGAGATCGAATTCATTAATTTTGTAGTTCATAGCATCATATAGTAGGGACCAAGAGTTTGTCATACAGATTCTACATCAAACTGTACGTCGATGTCAACCTTATCATAGAGATCCATGAAAGCTTGTTTAGTTTCATCATCAAAACGATTCAAACATACTTCGATTGATTTTGCTTTGTCTTCAAAAATAGCATAAGCATTGACAATGTGAACCAAGCGGCGTGTACTGATCAACTCATCGACACCACCATCATAGAATGTCTTACGGATGATGTCTGCCCAATCGCAGAGACGCTTGCAGAAGTCTGTATCACTACAAATCTTACCAAGAATTTTTTGTTCAGTGGCAGCAGTAGGATATTCCTGCTCAAAAGTTACAGGGAAACGTTCAAGGAATGCTTCATTGAGAACGTTAGTGCCGATAAAACGACCGTCGTCTGAACCCTTACCTTTTGTGTTTGCAGTAGCAATTACATTGAATCCATTTCTAGGAGAGACAAACCTACCAATCTTCTTCAAGAAGACACCTTTACCTTCTAGGATGGATTGCAAGCAAAGAATTTTATTAGATGCAAGGTCCACTTCATCCAAAAGCAGGATTGCGCCGCGTTCCAGGGCTTCAATAACTGGACCATTGTGCCATACTGTTTCGCCATTAATAAGGCGGAACCCACCAATAAGGTCGTCTTCATCGGTTTCTACTGTGATATTGACACGGATAAGTTCTCTGCCCAACGCTGCACACGCTTGCTCAACTCCGAACGTTTTACCGTTACCAGAAAGACCCGTGATGAACGTTGGATAAAACAGATTGGACTTAATAATCTTTTTAATATCAGCGAAGTTACCAAAGCTGACGAAGGTATCATCTTTTGCAGGAATAAGGTTTTGCTCCACAGCAGGAATTGCAGGAGGTGCTTGATAAGTTTTCTCTAATTTTTGTTGCAAAGTCAGATTCCACTTACCACGTCCTACTTTGTACTGATCAAGACGCTTAGTGATTGTTTGATATGAGATGTCATTTGATGCACAATATCCTCTTACATCAGCAGCAACAATCTCATCACCATATAAATCTTTTAGATTGTCAAGAATTTGTTCTGTTGATTGGGACATTAGTTCGTTTCGTTTACTCCGTAATTATAACGGAGGATGGGTTGCTGTGGGAGGGTGGGTAGTTAGGTTTCCGAAGTGTCACAGTGGGTTTGTCCTCAAACGGTCTTATGTACTCATTATGAACCGTTTTACCAGCATTAAATTTTCCAGTCATAAATTCATACCCAACTGTGGGATCACACTCCCCACAAGTAAAGATATCACATACTGCCATTTCTTTTTCAGGCCAAGTGTGAATACTAATATGACTTTCTGCCAGAAGAGTTACCGCTGTTACTCCCTGAGGAGTAAATTGATGTGATACTGTATTTAACCAGGTAGCACCACATTGTACTGCGGTCTGATACAGAACGTTCTCAATGTATATCCTATCATTAAGAAGGTTCTTGTCACAATCATAGAGAGTGAATAGAATATGTTTCATTGATTAGACCCAATCTGGTTTTCTGTTTGGTAAGCGAAGGTAGTTATCCTTTACCCACGGTTTAGATGCAATATACATCTTGTAAGCAGTAAATATATCGATGCTCGTATCATATTTAAACTCATCGGGTCCGGCAAAAACAAAGGGTGTTGTGCCCTTTCCACTGCGACCTTGTGGATCTGCTGTGGGAAGTATCTCTTTTGCTGCTAGAAGGGTCTTCTGACACGTGTGTGTCTTACCATAGCGAGCAGTGTACTCATCACACATAGCAAGTCCATGAGCAAGTAACCATTGCCAGTTGGTCACAAACTCATTCGCCCACTTAGTACAAGGGTGGTTACGAAAAGCACCCTTCTCAGTAGCATAGGGAGTACCGTCTGCTCTGGGAAGAGTGCCAAACCCATGACCCCATTTGTCAGAGCATACAATAGCAAGCATCTGACAAGTTTCTAGGGGCATCTTGACAATATGCTTGTCAGGTAGAACCCGTGCAGACTTGTATGGACTGGGGTCAGTCACAAAAATATTCACGCAACTAACTCCACGAACTCCGAAAGAATTTTACGATTGAACTTGGATTTTGTCAAGGACTTCTTGAAGGCAGCACGGATAGCTCCTTTGCTCGCACCCTCAGCAACGTCAAAATCAACAGTGTTATGCATGTTGGATTGATTCATCACAAACATCTTAGCGTAAGCAGGGACATCAACAGCAGCAGATTTTTGTTTTACGAACGTTTTGACATATTTTGAAATAAGATTTGGATCTTCAACTTTTCTTTTCAGAAACTTAGTAAACTCATTGGTGCTAGCCAGTCTGATACCAATAACATTTACGTCAGGATTTCTATCAGTAAAGTTTTTAATCAAATCATCTACACTATCCCACTTTTCTAGTTTGTAAGTTGTCCGAAGAACAGGATCACGAAGATAAACATTGTCATTAAAATTAAGTGAGGATGGAACGACTACTTCCTCTCCTTGATAAGTGGTACGCATTCTCCCAAAGGTGAGGAACTGAGATTCTCCATCAGTCAGAATAACAGTATGAACTTTTTGAAGTCGCTTCTGAGATTTAAACTCAGGAATAATATTATGAAGACACAAAATGACTTCATTAAGAGGAGTACCACTCAAACCAAATCCCATGGGAACATGAATTCGTTGATATCCTACGGATAGATTCCAAAAATTAAGACACTGCTTCTCAAATTCCATGGCATTACAATCACTATTCATGAGTTCAAGTAGACGGAAACTCTTTTCAATCCACAATTCGTTTGGTTTAGGATCATCAAGCAAACTACTGTGATGTCTTTCACCCTCAACATCTTCATGCCAACAGTTTGTAAATGCATAGACTCGGAAAGGAATATTAACCTTACGACAGAACCAAGCAAGATTGAACAATTGCTTTGCAGTGTCTTCAAGACATCCTCCCATAGATCCTGACCAATCAAGAATGAAAACCAATCCATGATTTTTTCCATCAGGAATAGTAGTTACTTTCTTGAATAAATCTTCATTGAATTTGTAGGTATGAAGTTTACTACAATCCAATACACCAGTTCTACTGGTTGAAGCACGTGAGTAAGAGTCTGCTGACTTGCGACACTCAAACTCTTTGACCATATAATTTACTTCTTTCTGAACAGACTTCTTATATTTTGCATACGCTTCTTTGAGATATATCATTGGGTTGCAACTATCATCAATGTCACGATACATAATATCCCAAAACAAACTCAATTTATTATCAATCTCTTTGTTAGGAATGACTACCTTTTCAATGGGAATATCAGGAATCTGAACATAGCGAGATTCTCTACCACCAAAACTAGCCAGGTTCCTAATTGCTCCGCTTTCAGACTCAGCAGTATTTACAGAAGGCTCAGTAGAATCCTGGCGAATATCAGAATTGCCACTATCCATATCGTCTTCATCAGAATCATCCCAATTATCAATAGGATCGGACTCAGAGTCATCACTGCTATCACTCCTATCGTCCATATCAGTGCTGTCCCCCATCTCCGATCCCGAAGTAATTTCCTCACTCTCCGAGACATCTTCTTTCTTTGGTTGTTGAGTTTTTTCTTTGTCGAATAAGTAGAGAAGTTTAGCGGCAGTGATGACATCTTCCCAAGTTTCAGAGTTTTGAATGGATTGAACGATTGATTGCTCTTCAAGAGAGAACTTGATACCGAGGAAAGGACCAACCTTGAAGTGTAGATTTACACGGTCTGCAAGAGACATCTTGGTAAAATCTTCTCCCTCAGTAGAGAAGAAGTCCATATCATGAAACTCCTGATATCCTTTGTAGAAAGTTTTAGAAAGACCTGCAAACCTACGTTTGATAAGTTTTTCAATACGAACATCCTCCACTACATTAACAAACGCATGTGGAACATCCCTAGGAGGGTCTACATTAGGAGTATAGAGAGCATGTCCAACCTCATGAGCAACTAGAAGATCAAAGATCTCTTCGCTTGCTCGCTCCCATACAGGGAGAGTAAGAACACGGGTATCTACGTTGAACTGAGCTGTCTCAACATGCTTGTGTTCGACAATCAGATTCTCTTGTGCCAGGAGTTTGGCTACCGTACCCTTGACTTCTAGGTTGACAGACATGCAGTTCTCTCAGGTATGTACCCATAATACGACGAAACCTCCCGCTTGGGGAGGTTGGTGTACCGCTTCTTGAAGTGGCTTAGTGCTTCACGCCTTGCCCTCATCGCTTGTGGTTTGAGTTTCCTCTTCTGTTCCTTTTTGCTGTGGTGTTGCCAGTTTGGAGTATGCATTGAGATACCTGTCAGATGCAGGGTCGGTAATTAGCGTCATACCATTTTGTTTGAATTCTTTGGAGATGTCAACTGGACGGCGGATCTGTTCTCTCATGGTGCTTTGCGGGAAAAACCTTTGACTTTCTCAAATCTTAGCACGTTTTCAAACTTATCAAACAAAGATTCCTTATGGGATATGATGAAGACATTAGCACCCTTAATGACGTACCGGATGATCTTCAAAAACTCTTCGGTTCCAAGACCGTCAAGAGAACTGTCAAACACTTCATCCATAATTAGGAGGTTTGTGCTAATAGAATTTTTAAATGCAGCAACTTCACGCCAAGTAAAGAGTAGTGCTAAGTCAATTCTCATCTTTTCTCCTTCACTAAAAGAGGCGTATGAGAAATTATCATGTATTGGTGATTGAACTGTCTCGTTAAATTCTTCATCAAGCGTAAAGTTGATAAAGAAATCCATCATTTGAAGATAGCGATTAACTTGTTTGTTAATTAGAGGGAGATACTGTTTGATTATTTTAGTTTTAACTCCCCCATCCTTCAATAAGGAGTAAGCAAAATCGTGATTCTTTATTGATTCAGTTTTAGTTGCTAGATCTTCATACGTCCCCTGTAAAGTTTCATTAAACTCATTTAACTTTTCGTGCTCAGAATTTCTGTTCGCCAATTGATCGGTAATTCTTTGAATTTCCGATTCCAAGTCTCGGCACTGACGTTGTAATCCTGAAACCCGAATAGTGTTTTTAGAAACTTCATTGTTTAGGGTAGATACCTCCTGAGAGAGTTTGTTGTATTGAGATTCTTTAAGATTTTCATTATTAATTTTTGAGTCTAAATCACTCAAACCACCATCTAACTCCTCTATTGAAGAATTAAGATTCTCAATTCTATTTAATCTAAACTCTTCCTCAATGTCCTGAGTGCATGTGGGGCATACCGTATTTTTTTCAAAGAATGAAATTTCTCTGTTGGTATTTTCTTTCTTATTATTAATTTTTACACGAAGATTATTGAGTTTATTCTTTGTAGTCGGTTCCCATTTAATGTTGACTCTTTCTATGTCGTCAATCTCTTCAACCAATTTTGTGTTGTCACAAAGATATAGATTTGCTTCTGATGCAATTGTTTTTATTTGATCTTTCTTTTCTGCAATATCATTTTTACTAGATCTCTCAATTTGCTCAATAAATTCTTTTTGCATTTTGAGTTTATCTTTAACAGAATCTCTCTTCAATTCAAGAGTTCTAACATCATCTCTAATAGCTCTAATCTTATCTTTGATCAAACTATTCATAGAAGAAAAGATTTTAATGTCTAGCAAATCTTCAATAACTTCTCTACGATGTGCTGATGGAAGTTGCATAAACGGCACAAAGGTAGAACTACCCAGAATCACAATCTGTGTGAAAGACTTAAAATTTAATTTAAGAATATTTTGTTCTAGTTTTTTCTGCTGATCGTTTGCTGATGCATCTTGATCTTGTACTTCACCATCTACCCATACTTCAAACTTTGCAGGTTTCAATCCACGTACAATTTTATACTCTTTACCTTTGATACCGAATTCTACCTCAACAACACAATCCTTTTCATTGACAGTATTGATAAGTTGTGGTTTATTAATTTTACGAAATGGTTTATTGAATAGAGAAAATGTCAACGCATCAAGAATTGTTGACTTACCAGAACCATTAGTTCCGATAATCATAGTATTTTTATTCTCATTCAATTGAACTTCTGTCCATTGATTACCTGTGGATAGAAAGTTCTTCCATCTAATAGTCTTAAACGTTATCATGAAATGGAGTTTGTGGCGGGATTACAATGTCATTCTTGCCAATGATTGCATAGCGAGTAGAAGAAAATTCACAAGCCTTTACCATCATATCTGGGTCTATTTCTACAACTTTCATTGATGGGGAATCTTCCACCTCCAACATCATAGCATACCTTGTAGCGTCATCCTCCTCATCAAAGAGATATATGACACGATCTCCATCTTCATTTGCTACGGAGTACGCGCCTTCATCTTCTTTTCCATAGACGGTGAGGACAAACACTACACTACCTCACATGCTTCTTGATAGATGTTTTTGATAATTTTTTTGACTGCTACTTTATCTATATCAGTCTCAGACTCATCAAGGTATCTACTAAGAATAGAAAGAGTATCTTCTGATTGCTCAATATTAAAGTCTTCACTTTCATTAAAGGCAAAGTTTTCAACAACCTTTAAATCAAAGACACCAGAGTCCATGAGTTTGTCAATATATTTTTCAAACTCTTTTGGTTTTGTCTTTTTGCGTACAATAAGTTTTACAATCTTATCTTTATACTCACTAGAATCTAGCAGAGCTGCTGGATTGTCATCATAGTATAGTCGATAAAACATCTTGAATGGATTATCTACTGGTGTATGCTCTTTGGTTTCAGTATCAAAGAGGTGGAATCCACGAACATCTTCTAGATCATTCCAGTAAATCTCATATGGATTCCCAAGATAGTGAATATTATCTTCTTCACTTCTATGGTGATAATGCCCTGAGTAAACCTTCTCAAATTTATTATATGGATGTCTATCATGACCATGCTCCATCAGGTGCATCTTATTAGCATAAAATCCTTGGAGTTCAAGGTGACCCATTACAATAGGACACTTTGATTTTTTAAGTGATGAGTATGTTGACTCTTGATTCTCAGAGTTAATCCAAGGAACAAAAGCTATTTTAAGACCTTCAATATCAATCTCTCTATATTCTGACACAACTTCAACATTATCATACTCGCGAAGAAGAAGATCTACCGCATTAATACTATTAGTATTTTTGTAATAGGCAGTATGATTTCCAACGATTGTATATACTTTGATACCCATATCTCTGAGACGATCGTAGTAATTATCCTTGGCCCATGCTAAGGCAGAATAATTAATACCCGTTCGATTATCAAACGTGTCTCCCATATCAATTACAATTTTGATATTCTCTTCAACTAACTTTGGAAAGAATATCTCGTTATAAAATTTTAAAAAGTAATCGTGAAAAAGTTTTGAATTCTTACGGGCACCGAAGTGCTGATCAGTGATAATAGCAACAGTCACGAACGAAGTTTAATGTGTACGTTATCCTTGATGCTATTATAGTTGGAATAGTTGTTTCCGTCAAGGGTGTTGTTATCGACAAACACCTCGTCAAACCCAGAGCGTTCAAGAATCTTGTTCTTGATCTCCATCTGTTTTTTCTCTCTCTGAATCCGTCTCAGAAAAGCGTAGTGAATAATCTGAGTAAAGTATGCAAAAGGATTCTGTGACTTTTCTGGATTAAAGTTATTAATATATTGAATACAATTTTCAATACCGTCACAAACCATGTCATCTTTGAACATGTAGTTGACGAAGTTTGGTTTGTATGATAGATGAGTTGCAATCTTTAAGAAACACTCACCAATGTAATTTGGAATACGTGGTTTGGGTTGACCTTTATTTTCTGCTATAACAATTTGATCTTTGTAATCAATAATTGCTGCAAGAAACTCTTTATTATTAACGTAGTGCTCAGATCTTTTACGTGTCTTGGGCATATTAGTTATAAGCATGGTTCATACCATAACAATTAATAATATTATAGCATACTTTCAGGGCTTGACAAGACTCTGAAATATGTGTAGAATACCTTTGTTAGGGTTGAAGAGAACTCATAGCTTATAGAGTTTTTCTAGTACCTCTTTGGCATCTATCACACTAGATATATAGCCCATTTCTCTGTTTAGAGACTCTCTACTGCTAGATGGATCAAAGACACTATCTCTAACATATTGTAGATAAACATTAATAACTTCTAGATTATCACTTTCACTAATTGTAAGAACCCTATCAAGATTAATTACGAACATATCATCAGAAGATGTTTTTAACCATGGTTCTACTTTGTATCCAACAGTTCCCCATTTTTTTAGTTTAACTTCTTCAAGTGTAACTGGATTTGATAACACCAATAGAGTTCTATCATCTTCTTCACAGACGGAAACCTTAGAGAAGATCTCTTCTCCTGAAATTAATTTTACTGATGCAAAAAAGTCGTCTTCCATAATTATTTTAAGTTAACTGTGATAATTTCATAATTAAAATTCTCTTCGTTATAAATTTTAATTCTTTCAATTAGATGATTCAAGGTATAATTTTTTTGTGATTTGTAAGTGCAGTCATCAGCGATATCAAAAAGAACTGCTTTCACTTTGTTATTCCCCTTTCTAAGAACTCGTCCAATGCTTTGTAAGTTTCTGATCCTAGACTTACTTGGAGAGGCGAAGATAACATTATGGAGATTTTTAATGTTGATACCAGTAGAAAAAGTTCCATAGGATGCAACGATGATAGCGTTGTTTTCTTGTTCTGTAATTTCCCTAACTAGTTCACGCTCAGAGGCATTTACACCGCCATGGACAAAGAATACCTTTCTGTTTTCACTTGTTTTTTTATTATTTATTTTATCGTAAAGGACTGCTCCGTGAGATTCAACTCTTGAATATAAGATAAGAGTATTTCCCTTTAAATCCAAAGCAAGATTAGTAACAAAGTTATTTCTTTGTTCATGTGTAATAATATATTGTACTTCATCTTCAAACGTTTCAAACTTTTGTGGAGGATGTTTTAGAAGAACACAATTGATATCTAATTTAGAAAGATAACCTTTCTCCATTAATTCTTCTGTTCTGATGATCTTATATGAAGGTCCAAACAACCCCTCTAACACCCACTTGTGCGTCTGTGTGCCATCAAGTGTTCCAGTGAATCCAAATCTATGTTTGGCAGTATGCATCTTAGTCATGATCTGAACCAGTGACTTTGATTTGAATAGATGTGCTTCATCACCGATTACAACTTCAAATCGTTCAAACCATTTGCGGTCTAATTTATAAATAGATTGCCACGTGGTAATTACAATTGGCCGACTATCCGTCTTTTCGCGCCCAGAGTAGATGCGGTGACAATAAGTCTCTGCCTCCCACCCATACTCCTCAAAGTCCTTATACATCTGCTCTACCAGACTGGTCGTGGGAACAACTACCAGAATATTTTTCCCATGCTCAACGTAATATCTTGCTAATGAATAAATCATCAGAGATTTGCCTGACGCAGTGGGAGATATCAATAGTCTTCGGTTGTGTCTTAGAGCATCGTATACTCCCTCGACTTGGTGTGGTCGTGGCTCGT